GGTACACCAGGTTCTTCAGGTTCAAGTGGTTCATCAGGTTCATCAGGTACAAGTGGTTCATCAGGTTCTTCAGGTACATCAGGTGCAACAGGTTCCCCAGGTGGAGGTGGTACACCAGGTTCTTCAGGTTCAAGTGGTTCATCAGGTTCATCAGGTACAAGTGGTTCATCAGGTTCTTCAGGTACTTCAGGTGCAACAGGTTCCCCAGGTGGAGGTGGTACACCAGGTTCATCAGGATCATCAGGTTCATCAGGATCTTCAGGTACAAGTGGTTCATCAGGTTCTTCAGGTACTTCAGGTGCAACAGGTTCTCCAGGTGGAGGTGGTACACCAGGTTCATCAGGTTCATCAGGATCTTCAGGTACTTCAGGTTCAGCTACAATAACAGGATCAACTAATAATGGTATAATGACATTAAATAGTTCAGCACCTAATTTAACAGCTGAAGGTGATATTACAATAGCTGCCTCAAGTAATCTTACTAGAATGACATTTAATGAATCTGCAGTTATTAATTTAACTGTAAGTACAGGTGATGGTGAAGTTTCAGGTATTACAACTTTAGGTATTAATTCTCAAGCTCCACTAACACAAAATAGTGTATATTATTTACAAACAAGTGGTTTTTGGGATGCAGCAGATGCTAACCAAGATGAAGATCATGCTAGTCATATGTTAGCAATATCAATAGGTACTAACCCATCATCAAATGGTATGTTATTAAAAGGATTTTTTGCAAGTGAAGGCCATGGATATACTATAGGAGCTCCACTTTACTTATCAAATACCGCAGGTGCATATACAAACACAGTCCCATCATCAGGTTGGGCTAGAATTATTGGTTATGCAGTATCTGATGATGCAATTTACTTTGATCCAGATAAAACATATGTAGAAATAGCTTAATAACTAAAATATGAGTTACATATCACAAAGTTTAACATTTGAATTAGATAAAATTCATTATACTGAATATGAAGATACTCATGAAGTAATGATGGATTGGGAAGATCCTCTAATGTCAGCTTCAGCAGCATATATATGTGAAAATGGAGGTGATATACTTGAAATAGGATTTGGAATGGGTATATCAGCTGGTTATATTCAACAACATACCATTAATTCACATACTATTATAGAAAACCATCCAGATATAATTCCAAAAGCTCAAGCATGGGCTGCAGATAAATCTAATGTAACTATAGTTGAAGGAAGTTGGTATGATGTAAAAGATACTTTAAGCACTTATGATGGTTTATTTATGGATACTTTTGGAGATCAACATATTAATTATTTTTCTTCATCTTTAACATCATTAATGAAAGTAGGTGGAAGAGCAACTTGGTGGAATTCAATATCAGGATCTAAATATATTAGTCAATCTATTGATGAAGATGGTAAACGTTATATTTTTGAAGGCAAAGGAACAACATTACAAACTAATTATTATTGTATACCAAATGTAACATATGATGCATATAATGTTACTCCTCCATCTAATAATTATTTTAACTATTCACAATATTATTTACCTAAAAAACAGTTTTAAGATATGCCTACAGTTGATTTAAATTGGTCTAAAAATGCAGCAGTTGGTGTCTCTGGGGTCTCTGATTTTGATGATGCTAGAGAAGCAGCAGAATCTACTCAAGGTTCTACAAATACAACTTCTGCTAATATTTTATCTGTTAGATTTATTTTATCTACAGGTAGAGGTGGTGCTCAATATGGTTTTACAAGATCGTACCTTGCTTTTGATTTTACAGGATATACTACAGGAACAATTACAAATTTAGCATTTCATTGGACTGGAACTACTACATCATCTGGAGGCCAAACAGTTAGAGCAGTAAAAACTACTGCATTTGGAAGTAATACAAACTTTAGTAATTATGTTTCTACTGACTGGTGGGATAGTCTTGATATGTCTACTGTATATACTACTAGTGGTTTTACATGGGCAGATAGTACATCTGCTCAATCTACATCTTTAAATTCAGCTGCAATAACATTTGCACAAAGTAATTCTTATTTACAATTTGCTCTTGTAAACAATCCATATGATTATTCAGGAATAAACCCAGGTTCTTCCACAACACAAACATCTTATGGAAATTGGTCAAGTAATAAAATGTTTTTAAGATTTACTTATGCTGACGCAGCTTATAATCGTAAAGTAAACAGTATAGTAGCAGCTAGTAGTAATAAAATAGATTCAGTTGTTTATACTGATGTTAGTAAAATAAATAGTATAGCTCCTAGTTAAAATATATACTATTAGAAATTCTCTAATATGTATAACAAAATAAATCGAATGATTGAAAAAAGTAAAGTTTTAGAAAAAGATGAAATTAGTAAAATTCAAGAATTAAAAGATAGATTAAAGAAAATTACAGAAGTTTCAGGTGTTGTAGAAGTACAAAATTATAACATACAAATAAAAAAAGAACAATTAAAATTAAGTTTACAAGGTTTACAGCAAGAAGAAGCTGCTTTGGCTAAAAAGTTAGAAGACAAATATGGACCAGGTACTATTTCATTAGAAACTGGTGAGTTTTTACCAAGTAAATAAAATTTTGAAGAAATTTAGTATATTTATCATAAAAATAACATAAAATGGCAGAAACATTAATTTCCCCAGGAGTATTAGCGAGAGAAAATGATCAATCTCAAGTAACTTCACAACCAGTACAAGCCGGTGCGGCTATCGTTGGTCCTACAGTATTAGGTAAAGTAGGAATTCCTAAATTAGTAACTAGTTACTCAGAGTATTTAGCAAATTTTGGTAGTACATTTCAGAGTGGTTCAGACGAATACACATACTTTACATCAATTTCAGCATATAACTACTTTAACAATGGAGGTACATCTTTAATTGTAGATAGAGTAGCTTCTGGTTCATGGGTTCCTGCAACTACAACATTAGACCCTATTAGAAATAATGAAGAAGGTACTGAATTACAATTAGGTATTAATATGACAGGATCTCTTGTAGGTGGTGGTTCAGCCGCTACTACAGGTGGAACTGTAACTGGAGTAACAGCAACAGGAGATGCAAAAGGAGGAACTTTTACTTTTACTATAGGACAAGATTTAGGTAGATTAGTTACTGAAGATATTTTTGCTGAAATTACTACTAATACGACAATAGCAGGTGCTGCAACTTACCAAGATGTTGCAACAACATCGAATGGTAATGGAACAGGTTTAAAATTAGATGTAGTAGTAGCAGGAACAACTGCTCCAACAATTACATCAGCTACAGTTGATGCTAGTAATAAAGGATCAGGATATGCTGCTGCAGAAGTAATTACAATTGCAGCAGGAGCTTTAGGAACAGGACAATTAATAAATGCTCAAAATATAACAGCACAAAGTACACTTTCAGGTGGTGGAATTGGAAACGTAGCAGGACCATTTGCTTTTGCTCAAGGTTCAGGTGGATATATAGTAACAGGTGGTACACAACAAACAGGTACTGGAGCTACTATAGTAGTAACAGGTGATGGAGCAGGAGCTTTAACTTCAGTTGTAGTACAAAATATTGGAACTAATTTCGTTACAGGTAACGTATTAACAATTACAGCAGCAAAATTAGTAACAGCTGGATTCGTAGCAGCAGCAGGTGATTTAGTAATTACATTAACAGCATCTCAAGTACAAGACTCAGGTGCATGTACATTTACATTAGTTTCAAGTAATATTCAATTTGAACCAACTTCATTAATAGCAGTTGCTCAAGGATCAGGATATGCAGCTACAGATGTATTAACATTTACAGCAGGAACAGCTAATTACCCAGGTGATGGTAGTGATAATGCAGTACTTACACTACAAAATCAAGATATACAAGATGCAGAATGTTTTACATTAGAAACATTAACAGATGGGGCAGTAATGAATAGTGGAACTGCAACAGGAACAAATGGAACATTAACAAATGGTACATCAGATAATGTAAGATGGGAAATACAAGCTACAGATACAGCAACTGGAACATTTAGTTTAATAATAAGACAAGGTGATGACACAGCAACAGCTAAAAGAGTACTTGAAATATTCCCTAATGTATCATTAGATCCAAGACAATCAAATTACATTGAAAGAGTAGTAGGAAATATGACAAAAACTCTTAATGGAGCTGGAACTTCAGATCCATATATAAGCACAGTAGGATCTTATGCAAATGCTTCAAGATATGTAAGAGTAAAAGAAGTACAATATAAAACACCAAATTATTTCGATAATAATGGTTCACCAAAAGCACAATTTGCTAACTATTTACCAGATGTATCAAGTGGATCATTTGCAAGTGGAACAGGAACAAATATTGCAACTACTGGAATGGCAACTTACCCAGCAGGTGGTGCAAAATATTATGGTGATATAGTAGATGCAAATATACAAGGTTTCTTATCAGCAACTGATATGGCAGCTTATACAGATGCATTTAATGTATTAGCAAATAAAGATGATTTTGCTTATAACATTATAACAGCTCCTGGATTATATTATGCTTCATCAATAGCAGCAACTCCATTAAATACATTAATACAAAATACACAAACAAGAGGAGATGCTATAGCAATTGTAGATTTAGTTAACTATACATCAGGAACAGTTGCAACAGCAAAAACACAAGCAGCATCAATTGATAATTCATATGCAGCAGCTTATTGGCCATGGGTTCAAATAGTAGAACCAGATTTAAGACAATTAGTGTGGGTAGTACCATCAGCGATGATTCCGGGTGTATACGCGTATAATGATAGAACAAGTGAAGCTTGGTTCGCTCCCGCTGGAATTAATAGAGGTGGTTTAAGTACAGTAGTACAAGCACAAAGAAAATTAACTCAAACTAATAGAGATGATCTATATACAGGAAAAGTTAATCCAATAGCTACATTCCCTGGAAAAGGAGTTGTAGTATTTGGTCAGAAAACATTACAATCTCAAGCATCAGCTTTAGATAGAATAAATGTTAGAAGATTATTAATAGCATTAAAATCGTATATTGTACAAATTGCTGATAATTTAGTATTTGAACAAAATACAGCAGCAACAAGAAATAACTTCTTATCACAAGTAAATCCATATTTAGAGTCAGTACAACAAAGACAAGGATTATACGCGTTTAAAGTTGTTATGGATGCTTCAAATAATGGACCAGATGTAGTTGATAGAAACCAAATGGTAGGTGCGATTTATATCCAACCAACTAAAACAGCTGAATTTATTTACTTAGATTTCAACATTTTACCAACTGGAGCATCATTCCCATCATAAGAAGTATAAAATATAATATGTATAATAAAATAAAACAATAATAAAATGGCAGTAGTAAATCCAAACGAAATGTTCTTCACAGCTTTTGAACCAAAAGTTGCAAATAGATTTATAATGTATGTGGATGGTATACCATCGTATATGATTAAAGAAGTAGGAGAAATTACTTTAGAACAAGGAGAAATCATATTAAATCACATTAATACTTACAGAAAAGTTAAAGGAAAAGCTACTTGGGGTGACCTAAACTTTACATTATATGACCCAATTACACCATCAGGTGCTCAAGCAGTGATGGAGTGGGTTAGATTACATCATGAATCAGTAACTGGTAGAGATGGTTATTCTGATTTCTATAAAAAAGATTTAACAATTAATGTATTAGGACCTGTAGGTGATGTAGTATCTGAATGGATTATAAAAGGAGCATTTATTAAAAATGCAACATTTAAAGGATTTAATTGGGATACTGATGCTGAAGCACAGGATGTTCAATTAACAGTAGGAATGGATTACTGCGTATTAAACTTCTAATAAAATAAATACACATTTTAAAGAATAGCTTGGCTTCGGTCAAGCTTTTTTTTATGTTAGATATGTATACACGAAATTAAGTTATAACTAAATAAAAGATATGAGCGAATCGAAATTTAAATTCCCAACAGAAGTAGTTGAATTACCATCTAAAGGATTACTTTATCCTGAAGATAATCCATTATCAAGTGGAAAAGTTGAAATAAAATATATGACAGCTAGAGAAGAAGATATATTAACTAATACTTCTTACATTACTGATGGTTCAGTATTAGATGAATTATTAAAATCCTTAATAGTATCAAAAGATATAAATTTTAATGATTTAATTATAGGTGATAAAAATGCATTATTAATATCAGCTAGAATATTAGGTTATGGTAGTGATTATAAATTTATGTTAAGAGGGGAAGAAGTAGCAGCTGACTTAGGAAAAATAAATAATAAAAAATTAGATGAATCTTTTTTTGAAAAAGGTAAAAATGAATTTAATTATGTATTTCCTAAATCACAAACTAGAATTACTTATAAGTATTTAGATCATAGTGATGAACAAGCAGTAAACAAAGAAATTAAAGGTTTACAAAAAATAAACCCAAAATCAAATCCTCTGATATCAACACGTATTAAAAGAATGATAGTATCAGTTGATGGAAGTGAAGATAAAAAAGAAATTAGAGAATTCGTAGATAATTATTTATTAGCAATGGATTCTAGGGCATTCCGAAACCATATTAGAGATACACAGCCGGACGTAGATTTAACAGTGACAGTGGAAACAAAAGACGGTGAGGAGGACGTAGATATACCAATAGGTATTAGGTTTTTTTGGCCTGACTCCACAATATAGAGTAGCAGTATTTTCTCAAATTCATGAAATAGTATTTCATGGTAAAGGCGGATATGATTGGCATACAATTTATAATATGCCTATTTGGTTACGTCAATTTACATTTAAAAAAATACAAAACCATTATGCTGAAGAAGCAGAAGCTTATAAAAAAGCTAGAAGTAATAGCGGTAGTGGTAAATCTGTAACTACTGATGGTAAAGTTACATCTCCTGAATTTTTATCTAAAGCAAAATCTAAATTAAAATCCAAACCAACTTACACAACAAAAATGTCTAAAAAATAATACTTCTTGATATTTATAATAAAATTACTCTATAATGAACTTAAAGAAGATTAATGAAGAAATTCAACTTATTCGAAAAGAATTAGGATATGCTTCTAAAGCACCATTTTTAAAAGGTTCAATAAAAGAAGCACGCCAAGAACTTACAGCTTTAAAACAAGAATTACTTGAAGCCAACAGTACGTTAGGAGATTTTTCTGCTATTTTAAAAGGTTCAATATCAGAATTAACTAAAGGTAATTTTGAATTATCATTAGCTAAAAAACAATTAAGAGGTTTAGTTAGTATAGCTGATCAATTTAATCAAATCCAAATGGATGGGGTTTTAATGGATCAAGAGAAAATAGAGAAATTAAAACAACAAGGAAATCAACACTTTGAAAATTTAAAGTATGCTGAAAGAATGGGTGATCTTACAGCTGCTCAAAGAAAGGAACTACAAGAGTTAATTGCAGATCAGAAAAAATATAATGAAGCATTAGCAGAAGCAGAAGAATTCCAAAAAAGAGTTAAAGGAGCATCAGGAGTTAAAGTATTTGGTGCATTAAATGAGATAACTAAAGCTTTCCCTGGATTAAGTACATTAACATCAGTATTTAGTGATGTTGCATCTGAAGTAGAAAGAGTTGCAGTTGCAAACGAACAAGCAGCAAAATATGAAGAGGAAATTTACAAATCCAAAAAAGACCAACAAGAAGCTGATCTGGCAGCTTTAGAATCAGGAAAAGGTTTAACTAAAGAAGCAGCAGAAAGGTTAGGTATAGCAGATGATTTAAAATTTAAAAAAGATGGTACGGTAAAAATGTCTTCACTTGCTGGTAAAGACAAAGATGCACTTGCACTTAAGGCTCCTAAAATAACTGAAGGAGTTCCAAAAACCATGAATACCATGATGGCTGGAATTAAAAAATTAGGACCAGCATTAACTAAAGCATTAGGTCCTATAGCTTTAGTAGTACAGTTAATTAAAGGTATGATGGAAGCTAATAAACAAGTTGTAGGCCTTCAGAAAACCATGATGTTAACTCAAAGTGAAGCTTCAGATTTCAATCAGGATCTTCAAAATGCTGCAATGGCAACAGGAGACATAGCAGTAACTGGAACTAAAGTATTTGAGACATTTATGTCCTTATCTAAAGAAGCAGGATTTGTTGCTAAGTTTTCAATGGCTACTTTAGGTTCTGCTACTAAATTACAAAAAGTATTAGGTATAAGTGAATCTTCAACAGCAGGTTTAGCTATGGCTGCAGAAGCTACTGGTACTAGTTTAGAAGAAAACTATAAACAAGTTTTAGGAACTAGTTACGAAATGCAAAGACAAGCAGGTACACAGCTTGATATGAAAGAAGTTTTAGAAGAAACAGGAAATGTTACTGGTCAAATAAGAGCTAATATGGGAGGTAATACTGTTGAAATAGCTAAAGCAGTTACACAAGCTAAATTATTAGGTACTAGTTTAGAAACAGTTGCAGCAGCAGGTAGACAAATGTTAGACTTTGAATCGTCTATTAATAAAGAAATGGAAGCTGAATTAATGACTGGTAAACAGTTAAATTTAGATAGAGCAAGAGCAGCAGCATTAGCAGGAGATCAAGCAACAGTAGCTGAAGAATTAGCTAAAAACATGGGAGACTTTACAGAATTCTCTAAAATGAATGTTTTACAACAAGAAGCTTTAGCAGGAGCAATGGGAATGACAGCAGATCAAGTTGCTGATATGTTGTTTAAACAACAGGTAATGGGTAGAACAGCTGAAGAATTAAGACAGCAAGGTGAAGAAGAATTAGCACAAAAGTTAGAAGCAAAATCAGCTCAAGATCAAATGAATGCTGCTATGGAGCAGTTAAAACAGACATTTGTTCAATTAGGAACAGCTTTATTACCTATTGTTAATGTTATAACTATAATTGCTGGGGTTTTTCAAATGTTAGTAGGTCTTATACAAGATGGTTTAGGATTTTTATTTGGAAGTAAGAAATTTGGTGATCTATCAGCTACAAAAGGTGGAATGAAAACCATTAAAGGAGGAGCTGAAGCATTGGCAATGAGTGAAGGTGGAATAGTACCAGGTGGTTCTCCTTACACAGATAGAGTACCAGCTATGCTTACTCCAGGTGAAAGAGTTATAACAAAAGGAGGAGAAGATAAATTAATTGCCTTAGTATCAGAATTAGTGGGAGTAGTAAAACAAGGAGGAGATGTAATATTAGATGGAAATAAAGTAGGAAAAAACCTAGCAATGGCATCTTCTCAAATAGGTTAATATTTATAACAAAATAATTAAAACAAAAAATTATGGCACAATCATTAGAAAACAGATTTGAAGGACAGGGTTCAAGGTTAGGATATCCTAATAACCCATCTCAACCTATAGCAACAGGAGTTGTAAGTGTTAGAGATAGATTATCTTCATTGCATGACTTATATTCATACGATGGTGACCCACCAGCTTCAGATGTTGCACCAATATACTCTAATACTAGATTAGAAGGAGTAACAGCATTACCAGAACCAACACAGTTACAAGCATTTACGGGTCCACAAAACACTGGTGCAACAGCAGCAGGATTTGAAACATATAATAATCAACAGACATATGATGATTTTATATTAGCTCAAGGATCTAACGATGGAAGATTAGCAGCAAATCGATTCCAAGGAACTGGAGATGCATTCTTATCCACTAATAGAGGAAGATAAAAATAAAATAACTCCATAGATGATAATAAATTCAACTACAAATCTAAATAAGTTGAAATTTACTTCAAGTGGTGGTGATAGATGGGATCAAGGTAAAAGTGGTCAACCATATATCGTTACGCCTATACCTGGGGCAGATGATACTTTTGTACAACAACTTGATGGAACCCCTCTACCTAAAGGTGGGGTAGATTTTTTATTAAGGGGTGGATTATTATCTGTTGATGCTGCTATAACTGATGTAAGCAGATTAACACAAATGTTATTTGATACAAGATCTCCTAATGGTTTTGAATTTATAGCTAAACAAAATGTATTATCACGTAATAATGTAAAAACAGAAGCATCTTTTGGTGTAGGTTATGCTGGAGGAGGACTTAACCAAGGTGTGTATACACCTGTTGGTACATTACTTCAAACAGGATTAGCTCCATTAGCTACAGGTGCTACTAATTTATTTGGAATAAATCCTTTTACAGATCGTACTCCTTTAACTGATGAATTTGAAAAAACAAATAATGGAGGGTTAAATAGTTATTTTGGTACTGTAAATATTCAAAATACAGCTAATGATGAAAATAATAATAGATTAGTTGCACTAAATAATGGTATTATATTTGGATATGAAAATAAAGTAGTAGGAGGAAATATTATTTTAAATCCTGATAACGCAGGGGTTAACGTATTAAAATATGGTGGGGGACCAGGATCAATTTTAGGAATTGGAAGTACAAATATTAAATTTTCAGATCAAAGAACAGGATTACAAAACGCAAAATTACCAAAAAGTACAGATGGAGGTCCATCATTTGTAAATCCAGAAGGACCCAATAATTATGGTATTTTCGGTCAATCTCCTAATTATCCTACAGTTGAAGCATCAATTACAGGAATAACAACAAATTCACCTGATGTTTCAACAATATTTAAAGGAAATTTATTTGTATCAGGTTCAACAGCGTCTTCAATATACGCAGGTTTGTTCACTAATCAAGCTGATAAATTAGTAGAAGGATTAGGTATTACATTAAATGCTCCAACGTATGATGGTCAAGCTCCTGGTGCAATTGCTAATAAATTTAATGTATATAGTGAAGGTTTAACTTCAGATAAAACTAGAATTGAAGTTAATGGTACTTCTGTTTTAACACAAGGACAATTATATTCTAGACCATTAGCATCTGAAACAGGATTAACTAATGTAACTGATTTTAGAATAGATACTTCTAGAGGTCCTTTATCAGATGCTACTATATTTTCATCATCAGCAGTATTATCTATATCACCTTCTTATAAAATAATGAATAAGAATAATAGAGTAGAACAAGGTGATCCTGGTCTTAGTACAAATGTAGGTAAAAAAAATGTATTAAGATATGGTCTTCCTGCTACTACATTAAGAGCATTAGATAAGATAAATGCCCAAAAAATGTATGAAAGCCAAGGACCAGATAATACAAAAGCAATTAATGATTTAGTTAAATTTAGAATAGCTGTTATTAATAATGATAAAGCTGATGGAACAGCAACTTATATTCATTTTAGAGCATTTATAGATGGATTTAGTGATAATTATGGGGCTAATTGGGATTCTGTTAAATATGTAGGTAGAGGAGAAGAATTATATAATTATGCAGGATTTACAAGAGAAATAAGTATGGATTTTACAGTTTATGCTCAATCAAAAGCTGAACTTATTCCTATGTATAAAAAATTAAATTATTTAGCATCAACCCTTGCACCAGATTATAATGCAGCTGGGTTTATGCGAGGAAATATTGTACGTTTAACAATGGGTGGTTACTTATATGAACAACCAGGAATAATAAAAAGTTTAAACTATACTGTACCAATGGAATCAACATGGGAAATAGCAATTAATGATGATGGAGGATCAGATAATTCAGTTAAAGAATTACCTCACATGATTAAAGTAACAGGATTACAATTTACACCAATACAGAAATTTATTCCTGCTAAAGCAGATAGTTTATTAGATCCAACACAAAAATATATAGCATTATCTAATGCAACTAATACTTCAAACTACTCAGATGCTTATGATCAAGAATATAATAAATATGCACCACCTCTTACTAGAATAGATCCAGGAACACAATTAGAAAAACTACCAGCAGTCTCAACACCACTTGTACCAGATACTTTACAAAGAGTACCTGTACCTGGTACTGAACGCTCACAAGATCCAGCAGCAGAAAGACAATTTGATAGATTTAATTTTGCAGAGGAAGGTGAAGGAGAAATAGGAGAAGATGATTTAGAAGGTTTTGGAAATAATTTAGTTTAAATATTATGAATAGATATCAAAATATAAAAGTATTAAGAAATGAAAATCCATTTGTTGGAAACATAGGTGATAGATATTATAAAACAAATTTTTATCCTGAAATTGAACCTTCTGAAACTGACATATACATTGAAAGTGAATGGGGGGATAGATTAGATAGTTTAGCTTTTCAATTTTATAGTGATGTAAGTTTATATTGGATTATAGCAATTAGAAATCCAGATAAAGTAAATTTTGGTTCACTTTATCTCTCTCCAGGTTCACAATTAGCAATACCTAGAGATATTAGTACAATTATAGATAGTTACAATAAATTAAATGAGTTATAATTATGGCAGTAGGGAATATAATGGGTGGCCCTTTTTTCGAATGGGTTACTAATCAAATAGAAGTTAGACAACAATCCTTAGGCCGTGGAAGTGGTAATGAAACCAAAGATTTATTATACCAACAATCAAAAACACCATGGCTTAGATTAGCTAGTTCTGTAGATTTTTATTCTGATGAAAATGGAGGAATTGATATTTTAAAAAGGTTAGGTGGAATAGATGGAATTAATTTAAATGAAATAACAGGTCCTGAAGCAGCTAGAAATTTTGTATTGCAAGGAGGTGCTATAGCTCTTGAAGGTAAAGATAGCTTTAGACAAAATTCAGGTTTAAATTTATCAACTACAACATTTAGAGGAGCTTATGGTTGGGGAGGAGTAAATGAAAGAGGATTAATACCAATGCCTGGTATAACAGGAGCATCTGTTAAATTTTTAAATGATGGGGCTTTAACAAAAACAGAAATACAAATAAAATGTTGGAGTAAAAATCAATTAGCTTTAGTAGATGCTTTATATATGAGACCAGGTTATACCTTACTTTTAGAGTTTGGGTGGAGTACTTACTTAGATAATGATGGTAATTTACAAACTTATGATAATTTATACTCACCAGCTCTTAGTTATTTATTTGACCCTAATGTTACTACAGCAAACCAGCATGTATTAGTAAATAAAATAAAATTAGAAAGAGAAAGAAGATTTGGAAATTATGAAGGAGTATATGGTAAAATAAGTAATTTTAAATGGCAGTTTAATCCTGATGGAAGTTATGATTGTATTATATATTTAACTGGTTTAGGAGAAGTAATAGAATCATTAAATACTAATATATCTACTGAATCTAGTGAAGGTTTAGGTCCTTCAAATAAACAAAGAGAAGAAGATGAAGAAGAAGATGGAAATGAAATACCATTAATAGCAAATGCTACAAAATCTACAATGAATGAAATATTATTTGCTATATATCAAGATGCTATAAAACCACCTCCACCTCCTCCACCCCCGAAACCAAAAAGTACAGCTAGAAGGTTATTTGATAGATTTACTCCATTTGATGAAATAGCAACTGCTTTAGAAAATGCAGGAAAAGCTCTTACAAATACTTATAAAAAATTAACTAATGGAGATCAAGAATATCTTATTAAAAGTTATACTATACAAGATTTTCCTTATATATCACCCTTAGGTGAATTAGAAAGTCAAGAAATAATTATACCTAAAGGGGTAGCTGTAATTAATGGTGTTGATACTGATGATGATAATAATGAATCCCCTCAAGTTTACATAACTTTTGGATTACTAATAGCTTTATTACAAAAGAATTTAGTTATATCTAATCAAGATAATAATTGTCCTTATTTTTATTTTGATATGAATTTTTTAAACTTAGAAAAAGATAAAAATTTTATAAAAAGAATACCAGGACAATTCTCAGGAAATCCATTATGTTGTTTTATACCCTATACTAATCATAACATTTCTAAAAAATCATTTTCAAAAGATGCACAAAAATTGTGGAATTTAGAATTAGAAAATATTCCATCTTTTTTTGATGGTAAAGATATGAATGCTTATTTTACACAAAATGGAGCAAATTGGAATGCTGAAACTTATTTAGGTAGATTAGCTTCTATATATGTAAATATTAATTATTTATCAAAAACAATAGATTTAAACCCAGGTGATGAAAGTAATAGTAAACCTTTACTTCAATTCTTAAAAACAGTTATTAAAGATATAACAAAGTCTTTAGGTGGTATAAATGAAATTATTGTAAAACCTAATCAAGATGGAACAAAAATGAAGTTTGTAGAAAATATTCCACAAAAATTTGATAACGCACCTGAAGAATTATCACAAGGTAAAATGTGTAGATTTAATACTTTTGGTTTTACTCAAGGAACAGGAGGAAGTATTGTACGAAATATTGGAATAGATGCTCAGATTTCATCTAATTTTTCATCTATGATATCAATTGGAGCTCAAAGTAATGGTAATCAACCAGGAACAAACGCTACTTCATTTTCAAATTATAATAATGGTTTAGTAGATAGAGTAATACCTTCAAAAACATATCAAGATCCTGTCGATCCAGAACCACCAAAATATGCATCAGAAGATACAAATCGAGATGGAACAGTAGACGCCCAGGAAAGAGAAGCTGCTGAAGAAGCAAAAATTGAGGCAATAGAAAAAGAAAATGCAAAAATATTATCACAAGCAACTAACTTTAACAAATCTTTAAAAAAGCTATTAACAAGTGGTTTCTGGGAGTGGGATGGTGGAGGAGTATTTGCAGATGTTTATAGAGATTTACAGTGGATACAAGAAGATACTGATTTAATGACAAATTTACATTCACAATATATAAAACTTATTGATGGAATTAATTCACAACCTTTAGGAGGTGGAGGATCAGGACAAACACCTGCACCTTTTTTCTTACCATTTAACCTTAACTTAGAAATTGATGGAATAGGAGGTATTGTCCAAAAACAAAAATTTAAAATTGACGAAAAAGTATTACCACCAGTATATGATAAAGACTCAGTAGAAATTATTGTAAGAGGAGTAGACCATGATATTAATGAGACAGCTTGGATAACTAAAATAGATACTCAATCAACTCCTGCTGCAGATTTACAACCTTCTAATTCACCAAATGCTTTAAATGATTCTCAAGGAACAGGTCCAAATACTAGGACTAACCCAGTTACACCATCTCTTCCACCTCCTCCAGGTGAACAACCACCAGATAGTGAATTATTAAGAATAAGAGTAACTAGAATAATGGATGATGGTACTCAAACTTTAGGTATAATGGATGTTTTAGATACAGATGAACAAACAGTTTTATTCTCACTAGCAACATCTGAATTACCATGGTTAGGTAACCAAAATAGTATTAGTTGTATTCCAACTGATAATTATAGAGTTAAATCTCATGTAAGTGGTAAGTATGGAAGATGTTTTTGGTTGATTGGTAATGAAGGAGGAGATTATGCTTTTAATCAATTATATGCGAATGGATATACTAGAGGAGCAGTTTTAATTCATATGGCTCCTAAAGCACCAAAATGGCTACAGGGTTGTATAGGTCCTGGTCTTAAATTTAACCAACAAACCAATCAAACAGGCCGACAAAAAGGAACAGGTCCTTTTTATCTTGAACCTTCAAAAGCACAATCAACTCAAGCTATGAATAAAATACTAACAGAATTATTTAATGTAGGATCATTTAAAATGGAAATAGTAAATAATGGAGGTGTTAGTAATTTTAATGAATCTAAACCAGTAAGTGGAACTACAAGATGGTCTGAATTGCCTTTATCTTTTAATAATTCAGTAAAAGCAATAGCAACAAGTAAAAATTTATTACCTAATCCATATAAAGCATAATGTATATACCTAAAAATAGAATACAGACTAATTTATATACTCGTGGAGATGAATATCAAAGTGTAGTAACAGGATTACCTTATACTGGTTTTTATTGGACAATGTATAATGGAAAAATTTTTACTGGAAAAAATCCAAATGAAAAACCAACAATAGAATTAGTTAAAATAGAAGCAACTACAAATAATATTTGGAAAGCTGAAGCTAGAGAAGAAGTATTTCAACAATATGCTGATTCTTGGGATTCCGAAGTAGTACCAGGGCAATATCAAGATTTAAATATGTTAACTGAGTATAATAATGTAACTAAAACAGATTTATCATCTGTAAGACTAATGCCCCAACAATATTATCCATCACCTACAGATGATGATTATAAATTAGGAGAATTTACTAGATATTTTGCATGTAAATTAAATGAACCTTCTTATTTAGAATTAGATAAAAAAACATATAAAAAAATGAAGGATCAAGATCCTGAAATAGTATGGATAATGTATAAAGTTTTTAAAATGCAATGGACTTTATCTGCAATAACCTCAACAATAGCTTTTAATGAAAATCTAAACTCAATAGAGTTAATTGAAAAAAGATTAAATAAAAAGGGTTTAAAAGATTTTTTAAATAATGACTTTTCCCAATTTTTTGTAAAAGATATTGGAAAAGTTTTATACTCAAAAGGAGGAGATGGGTTTGTTCTTCCTAATGGAACTGCTTATATTGGATACTACCATATAATGGCTGATGGAACACCTATGACTGGTAGATCTCATAATAAAGGAAATAATATTGTTTTAACACAAATTTATGATTAAATTTGGATTATTAATAAATTAATCGTATATTGAACCAAAATAAAAGTTATGTTTTGGTTAGTTGAAGACAATAAACAATTAGAGTTATTTAAAAATTATGCTAAAGGTGAAGCATTTGTTGAAATAATTCCTAATAATCATTTTGAACACCCCACAAACAATGGGATTTGTGCTGTTTACATTCGTCCGTTAAATAGCAATAAAGGATTTATATTGACAAATGACCATAGCGAGACATTAAACGTTGGTATTGACGCTATAAAATATGTATTAAACGCATTAGATAAGGTGTATGTACGTGATAAAAAGGAATTTTTACATTATTTAATATTGCAAAAGCTCTTTGACATTACATTAACATTACCTACGTATATACCAGAAAAAACAACAAGCCATCAATACTTTTACTACAAATATCC